TAGGCTTCGCCGAGAATGGTGTTGACGAAGACGACTTCCTTGGCGGGGTCTTTGCGGGCTTCGGCCCGCATGTCGGCGATTTCCAGCCAGGTGTAGCCCAGGCCGATGGCCGCGTAGGCGGACCAGATATGGAAGCTGCGGTGGGTGGCGCTGCGTTCGGGAAACCGGGCGATCCATTCGCCGGCTTCGAGCATGCGGGTTTTGTGGTGCTCACTGATCAGCTGGCCGCAGCTGATGCAGAGGTACTGGCCATCATCGGTGATCTGGTCGATCACCAGCACTTGCTTGTGCGCGCAGTGTGGGCACGGCACGCGGTACTGGCTTTGGTCGCCGGCATCGTAGGCGGTGCTGATGGCGCAGGCGTCTTTGATCGTAGCCGAGCTGATGCGCAGGATTTTCCGGCGCACGTAGGACGATGTTCGACGCAGCGCTTGCTGTTCCGCGCCGCCCTGGTCGTCCAGATCCGTGGGGTACTTCGACAGCTCATCGAGGATCAGGTACATGATCGGCATGGACGCCAGCGACGCGGAGCTATTCGCACCGCTCAGCACCAGCACGCCGCCGGGGAATTTCTTCATCAGCGTGGTGTTGCCGCTGTCGCGGCTACGCGCGGGCGGGATGCGCTCCTGCAGCACCGGCATCAGGTTGATGGCCGGGGCAAGGCGCTGCTCGCTGAATTTGCGCGCGGTGTCGATCGTCGGCAGTACGTACATCACGGACGCCGGGGCGTGTTCGATGATGTAGCCCAGCCAGTTGATGCCGACTTCGGTACCGCCCACCTGAGTCGATTTCTTGATGGTGGTTTCGCGGACGGTGGATTCACGGTGCAGGCAATCCATGATCGCGCGCAGGAACGGCATGCGGCTGGTGTACCAGTCGCCCGCTTCGCTGGAGCCCTCTTTGGGCAGCTTGCGGTAGCGGTCGGCCCAGGCGCTCAGCGTGATGGGTTCGGGGATGGTCCAACCGCGGCGCCAGCTTTCCTGCACCAGCTCCACGCCGGATGGCAGTTCGACGTCGAGGATGTCGGCGTCGAACGTCACGCGGCTTTCTCCATGGCTTCCGGCAGGCCCGGCAACGCGCCCACCATCGCCACGCGGATCTTGCGGGCGTGTTCGGTGATCAGCTCATGCACGCGGGCAACATCGGATTCCGCAGCCAGCTGGGACGCCAGGCGATCGGCCAAAGCATCAAGCGCTTCCATCGCCTGCCGCGACAGCCCGAAGATCGCCGCAGCCACTTCTTCCTTTCGCACAAGCTGACCGGTCTTTTCCGCTAGCTCCAGTTCGGCGATGCGCGCCTTCGCGATGCGCTCGCGCCGCGCGGCCTCCTTGTACGTCTGGAATCCGCCACCGCCTGGCCGTGGTGCGCCCGGCGCAGCCGCTATTCGCGCGTCCGTGGCCTCCCCCGCGTCTTCCCCTGCCCCGGGCCGGCGATCGCCACCACGGGCCGGATCGCGGGTGGATTCAATCAGGCGGTCGGTGGCCTCGACGTTGACCTTACCGCCAGGCGTCAGCACCAGCCGACCCTGCCGCTTGAGCTTCGTCACGTAGGCTGGCGACACACCGCGAGCAGTCGCGTATTCGGTCTGGCTGAGTTCCTTCATGCCGACACCCCACTGAACCGGCCGAATGAACCGCAGCGGGGTGCAATGAACCATAGTTCAAACCCTGCCACTACCGCTGTTTCGCGCGCCATAGGACCCGTATGAGCCGAGCCCGGGGAGTACCTTTTTAACATCTCGTTCAGGTTTCCGTTCAGGTTCGAGAGACCCCCCGAAACCCGCGCCAGACCGCCATCTGCCCAACCTGCCCAACCTGCGCCGCCGAGGTTGGGCAGATGGAACCCGCGCCGTGGTTGGCGTTGCCCAACCTGCCCAACCTGCCCAACCTGTTTACGCACATATAGTGAATGAACCACTTCTGCCTGTTGTTCGCCTATACACGCGAGAAGCGCGAAAAGGTCGGGTAGGTTGGGCAAGCCCATACGGTGCAACGCCCCACAGGTTGGGCAGAGGTTGGGCAGAGGTTGGGCAGGTTGGGCAGGCGGTGACGGATCACCACACCATCGCCGGTCAGAATGGGACACTGTCATCCCCTCCACATCCCGCTTGCAGCGGCGGCTGCCATCGCCGCTCGCGATCGCCGTTGTCCAGGGTGACCCGCACGTGTGTCCAGCGCAGGCGCCGCATGATCGAGGCAATGCGCATCTGCTCGGGTCTGCCATGCTTGCCTGCCTCGATGCTGAGCGCCCAGCTCAGTAGTTCGGCGGTGGTCACCCAGGGCACGCGTACCCCATTTCCCGCTAGCGCGATGCGCGAGGGGTAGGCGCTGTCCATCATCTTGCCGGCCAGCCAGCGCTGGATGATCCCTTGCCAGCTGTCTTCGGCGAATCGCTCTTCCTGCTGCTCCACGGCATCAGCTGGCAGCAGCCACCATGGGAAGCCATCGCGGAACAACTGCACTGCCTCGGCCCACAGCTGATCGCGCTGGGCGGCAATGCCGGGGATGTCGACGTGATCCACCACCACAGGAAGGAAGCGCCGCCCACCGCTCGCGTCGCGCAGGTATTCGTGCTCATTCGTGGTGCCAACGAACACGCACTCGCGCCGGAACGATCGCGCCACCCTGCCGTAGCTTGGCCGGTAGGTATCGAAGCGCGATGTGATCGCCTGCTTGACCTTCGTGACGTCGGCCTTGGTGAAGCTGTCCATCTCGCCAATCTCGACGCACCATCGCCCGCGCAACGACTGATAGAAGTCCTTGCCGCTGGGCGATTCCATCGACTCGGCATACCATTCCGCGCCGAACAGCTCGCGCACCGCCGACGTCTTGCCCCGGCCCTGCTCGCCTTCCAGCACCAGCATGAAGTCGACCTGCGCGCCGTTGTGGCGCACCTTCGGATCGACCCACAGAATGCGTGCCACGGCGCTGACAAGGAAACACCGCGCTGCCTGCCTCGTGTATGGCGTATCCACGGTGGAGAACAGCGTGGGAAACATCGCGTCGATGCGCGCCACGCCATCCCACTTCAGCGAAGTCAGATACTCGCGCACCGGATGCACCTTGCTGCGCCTGGCCATCGCCTCGACGCAATCCATGACCATGTCGCGCTTCACGCTCAGCGTGTAGCGCGTGGGGCTTCCCAGCCAGCCGGCCAGTTCGGTGCCGTCCTGATCGGTGAACTCATCGCGCTCACCGCCCGCCCATACGGGATCGCGTGTCAGTCGCACGATGTTGTTGAATTCGTCCAGGCTGAACAGCCCGGCCAGCGCCTCATCGTTATCCAGCACCAGCAGGGTGTTGTGTGTTGTGGACTCAGGCTTTCCGGTGGTGGTGCGTGTCAGGTCGTTCGACCATTCGCCCGGCGCGCTATGCCCACCGCCACCGGCCCCGCCACGGCCCCGCCCACCACTTCCACCACCGCGCTTCTGCTGCCGCTGGCCGATGGGCACGACAACCTTTTGCGGATCGGTCATGCCATCACCCGCCGCGTTTCCTGTACTTCCACCCGCTTCACGCGCGACTTCGCCCACAGCGCGATCTGCTTGGCCGTCCATCCGTCGGCAACTGCGTCTGCGATGTCCCAGCCCTTTTTCATGCCGCCGGCGTCGATCACGCGCAGGCTGCGCACCCCGGCCGCCCAAGCCAGCTGCGCCACGCCCTCGCGCAACAGTCCACTGCCATCGATATAGCCAAGCATGGCGCCCACGCCATCCAGCGCATCCGGCCACAGCACCACGTCGCGCCCTTCCAGCGGGCTGAAATCGGTGTGCTTCACGCCATGGCTTCCGCCCATCCATGTCGTCACGGCATACATGGGCAGTGCGCCAGCACCGACCGTCGCGCACTTTTCGCCCTCCACCATCAGCACCGGCGCGGCCGGCTTCGCCGCCAGCTGATCCAGCCCGAACAAAGGCCGCGGATCGGGGAACGGCTGCAGGCACCAGCGCGCGTCACCCTTCGGCCCGATGCACCACGTCACCGCCGGCGTGATCTTGCCGTCCGGCATATTCACGCGCAGCACATACCCCAGCAGCGCGCCATCCGGGTCCCGATAAGCATCGGCTCGCGCCGGCGTCAGACCCTCCCACCACCGATCGCGCTTGATGTTCCACACCCTGCCCTTCACACCAGGCACCCATCGAGGGGCGTCATCCGGCACGGGACAAATCGGTATCCACAGCCCATCCGGCATCTGGTCATGCAGCCGTGGCGCAGTGCGCACCGCCTGCCGCGCCGTGGTGCCCATGTCGTGACCACCCAGCTGGTGACACGCCGTGACAAAATCGACCCCGTCGAAAGCCATCACGAAGCCGATCGCATCGTAATGCGCACCGCACCCGAAACAATGCACGAAGCCCTTCACCGGCGACACCGTAAACGACGGCGAAGTTTCCGAATGGAACGGACACAGTCCGCTGTATTCCTTCCCCGACTTCTTCAGCGTCACACCATGACGGGTCACCACGTCGATCAGATCCACGCGCGCGAGCAGCGCCGCTATGTTGATCAGCTGATGCATGGCTGCGCCGCCGCCCAGTTCAGGGCATGGATGACATCGACCAGCTTCGGTCCCACGCCGCGAGCGTCGCAGGCATAGGTTGCGAACAGCGCCGCTTCACTATCCCGCATCAGCACCGCATCGCCGCGCTGCGCCACCGTCACTATCGCGATCGTCCCGCAATGCCATCGAAACACCCGCACACCGGCACCCCGCCAACCCCGCTCGCAGATCGCATTGGCTACAACCCGAACATCCACACCAGGCCGAAACACCCTCGTACTAGCGCCAACACCCGCGGGCACGGGTGACACCCAATCCCTCATGACTTCACCTTGAGATCCAACTGCGGCTGGCGCGGCCGATTCAGCGCGTCCAGACTCGCTCTCGCCTGTGCCAGTTCCTGGGGTGTGCAGCCACGTTCCAACATGTGCCGGATGGCGCCGATGGCTTCGGCTGCCGTGCGCGACGGCAGCGGTTTGCGTTGACTGCATGTCAGACCGCCGTGCGGGCGCATCGCTGCGCCTCCCGTTCGGTATCGCGTTGGCAGTCGATGCACAACGTCGCGCCCATCTGCTGCCGTATCGGGGCGATGGCTTCGCCACAGTCGACGTTGGCGCAATGTTTACGGCCTGCAACGGCCACCTTGCGGCTGGCCAAGGCCTGATCAATCTCTTCCTGCTGGCGCCGTTGCGCTACGTCAATCGCGTCCATCAGATTTGCCCCCTTCATCGCGCAGCCGTGGCCGCAGCGTTATGACTTTCCCGGCCGAAGCACTCAGCGCGTAACGCGCACGCAATTCATCGGCCGCCAGCTTTTCCACCGTGGTGCCAAGTGCCAGCGCCACCTGTTGCAACCGCCGAAACTCATCGGCAGTCAGTGCAATCTCGATATCCGGCACATGCCCCCCTTGAGGCCCTGTTCAGCGCCTTCAGGCTGCCTGGGGTTGATCGGTACGCTGTGCCTCGAATCGCGACACGCTGGCCATCACCAGTTCGCGAATGAAGGTGGCGCGCTGCCGCTGGTTGTAGCGGGCCAGCGCATCCACCACCGCCAGCTCGGCGTCATTCAGCCGCACCTTGATTTCTCGGTCGCGGATATGGGTCGGATCGTCGTACATGGATCAATTACCTCGGGGAAAGGCATGAAGGAATACAAAGGCGCGGCTCTGCCGGTAAGCTGGCTAGCGCCAACCAACCAACAGGCCGGAGAGCCGCATGGAAATGAACAACCCGTTCGACCGGGCGCTGGAGATCCGCAAAGTGAAAGAGCCCTTTCTTGGCGCTGCCGTGGATGTCACTGCAACGACGGAGCTGGCCTGGGACGCGGCCCGCTCGGTCTTCGGCGAGCAGGCAACCCCGGAACACGCCCTTGTCATGGCGCAACTCATGCTGCGCGCCGCTGGGCGTCTAGCCATGCCCTGATGCACAAGCAATCATCCTTCTGCACCGCATTGCATGTGCAGGGGATGAAGGCTCTGCTGTACGGCGGCCGCACCATGCGGATGGCGACGTTGGAGTCTTCTTTGCTACCGGCAGCCGCACGCAACGTCGTGGGCAGCGGCGTGAGAGTGAATTTGCTCATGTCAGTTGGCCTCCTGCAGATGGGTGTCGGCCTGCCGGTACGATGGGAGCGCCAACCCACCACCACTACCGGAGACCGCCATGGAATTGCCCGACGTGCAAGCGCGACTGCGCGACCCGAAAACGCGCGTGATATTCGAAATCCGCGCATTCCGCCCCGTCACACGCGCAGAAGCCGTCATGGCGATCGCTGCGTACAACGGCCAGCACAAGCGAAAACCCAAAGCCGGTTCAGTGGTCACTATCGTGACCTCCATCGGCGCACAGGACTGACCGCACTTCGTCATCATCCAGAAAGCGGCCCAGCCGACGGGACAACGCGATCAGCGCTTCATGCTGCATCGCTGTGGGGTGCGGCACCTCTCCGTGCACGTAGCCATAGCCACAGCCGCCGTCGACCGACAAGCCATCGAACTCATCCGGCAGCAGGTCTGCGATGGGACGAATTAGTGGAGGCATCAGCCGGCCTTCTGCAAGTTGCTCGATGGAGCCGCGCCGAACACATCGGGGCGCACGTCATATCGAGTGACCTGCCCTCCGGTGACACGCTCAATATCACCGCAGCGATCAACCGGGATCTTTCCTCGCTGTCGCCATCCACTGATCGACGCGCAACGGATACCCAACTTAGCGGCAAGCGCGCTCTGTGTTCCGAACAAGCCTACAAGGAGGTCAATGACGGGCGCCGCGGCGCGAGTGGTGGTCTTCATGCGGATATTTAGCCCACAGCTAAACATTATTGTCAACCATCAGCTAACCGCTTGGTTTTAGCCAATGACTAACATGGCACCTATGGACGTCATTGAAATACGCCACCGCAACTTGTTGTTCCTATTGGAGCAACTGACCGGGCGGGGAATCACACGCACCAAAGATGCCGCCCAAGCCTTAGGTGGCTTGGGGTCCTCCTATCTCAGCCAAATGAAAGGCGGCAAAACGATAGGCGAAGACACGGCACGGCGCATCGAAAAAGCAACGTATAAGCCACACGGATGGATGGACCAGCCGCAGTGGAGCGTGTCTGAGGGAAAAGTCGCCGACAGCGTGGATTTAGATAGGGCCGCCGAAATTGCGAAGCTGATGGAATTGCTTCCTAGCGATGAACGGGCGCTCCTTGAAAACTACCGCGCTGCCGGTGATGCCGGTAAGGCGGCAATTACGACAACGTCTGCTGCGGTTGAGAAACAGCAACTGCAGCCAAGACGCCGTGCCTGATGAATAGCGGCCTTTGGGGGCGTGCATGGATATGGAACAGGGATTGGTCCGGTGCGCGAAGTGCGCGCATGAACGACACCTTGATGACGGTGAGCCAAAGTGGTGTTGCCCGCAATGCAAGGTAGTTTACGCAAAGGCGGACGCCTCACCAATCACGCCAAATTTTTCCAGTCGTTCGCTACGAACCACGCGCCCGGGAGTGAAGCCAGCAGTAGCAGGCGCGGTCATCGTCGTGGCATTGATCGCGTCCGTCGGTCTAAGCACCTACTTGGTCCAAGCAAATGGGCGGCGGGCAATGATGCTCGCCGCCGTCGATGCGCATCTGCAGAAGGAAGCGGCGCAGCGGCATCGCGCAGAAGCGTTTAGCTGGGAATCCGAGGGTCTTTTGCGCCGCGCGAAGAAATGGACGTCCATCCTGGAAGAGGTCAAGAGCGCACCACGGTTCGCGGTGAGTAGCTTTTATTCACGGATGGACTCAGTGATCGAGGAAACCCGTGTCTACAGGGTTTCACCTTGCATGGAGCGAGCGCGGGATGAACTTGTCGCAGCGATGGAATCGCGCAAAGCGCAAGTTTTGGCCTTCGCCCGCGGCGGCTATCCAAACCCGTCAGCTGAAGCTGATCGACACGAACGCGAGTTCATGAGCGCCATGGCGGCGTGTCAGCCGACCGAGTAAAACATTTAGCTCATAGCTATTGACATAGTTAGCCCGTAGCTAAATACTCCCTCCACGCCGCCACACCGCGGCTTGGAGGGCACCATGATCGAACGCGTCATCACCCATCCCACTGGCCGCTTCGCGCGTTGCCGCAGCTGCAATAGCGAGCCGCGCCACATCTGCATCGCGGGCCGCCCGAACAACGAGCCGGTGCAGTTCATCGCCGTCGGCCATCGGCACTACCTCGAATGCCGCTGCAACGCGCGCACGGCGCCACACAGCAGCCTGTCAGCTGCCGAGGCGCAATGGGGCAGTGACCATGCGCAACTTGCCTTGCCGCTGCGGCTGTCGCGTCGCCGGAAGGTGGCGTGATGGATGCCACCCGCAACCAGGTCGGCATCATCACGCTCGCCGCGTGGCGGCGCGAAATCAGCATCGCGATCGTCGGACGCGGCTACAACGTCGGCGTGCGGAACATCGGCATGCCGCAACAGCTGGCCAGCGTCATCTGCACTGACCTTTCCATCGCGGCCAGCACGGATCGCGCCACCACCGACGTGAGCTACACGCTGACCGCCATGCACGCCGATCACCGCGGCGCGCTGGCTCGCTTCGACATCACGGCGGAAGAAGCCCAGCGCATTGCCGATTGGCTCGGCCTGGACATGCCGCGCCCTTTGGCCCTGCAGGCGGCGTCATGAGCGCGCTCACCGCCGATCAGCAGCAAGCCCTCGACCACGTGGAGGCGCTGCTGCTCGCCTACTACCGGAAAAACAACCCAAGCCGGCTAACTAACGCCGGCAAGGAACAGGCATGAACACTCCAGTGGACATCCGGGGCATCCTGGAACGCGCCGGTGCCGATCCCTATGCGCCCGAAGGCTCGCAGGCATGGGCGCTGTCGCAGGTAGACGCTGCCGTGGCTGAGCTGATCGATGTCGCTCAGCTTCAAGTGCATTGCGTCAATCGCTGCTGGTACGTGGTGCATGCAGATAGCAACCGTACTGCATGGTCA